TCATCTATGGTTCCTATGTCAGAATCTTTCTCAGGCAACCATTCAAAACCATGCAGCCATGATCCGGGTCGATTGCTTACATCATAGACTGTCAGCTTTTTATTAAGATCATGACCACAGTTCCAGAGCATCAGGCTTGACCAGTTCTTTCTTCGATAGTTTTCCTGTTTCTTTCCATCCATTTTCAGACCATCACCCGGAGCATATTCATGCTTGACACAATAGAGAGGATAGTAATTCATGTTATACTCTTCAAAGAGTTCGTTGATATCTGTTCGAAGATACATATCACAATCCATGTATAATGCCCATCCCTGATACATATTAAGGGCAGGAATAAGAAACCTTGTGAAGCTGAACTCACTGGAGAATGGACGGCCATCTATCTGATCTATATACTGACCATCAACAACGTCATACTTCCTGTTGTATATTCCCATTCGTTCCACAACGTCACGACGAAGAGGAACAATACGAACATTGTCTACAGCTATCCTTTCTATTGTAAACTTTAAAACTTCATAAGCTACATCTTCCTTTGGATCATAGCCTATGTAAACTGTATTGGGTTGTTTCTTCATGACCTTATACTCAATGTATCTCTCCTTCATTTCTTACTTTGTTGTATATATTATACTACATAAATGCCTGTTTGTCAAGGACTTTTTTTAGACACCACACACACCTCCAGTACCACTGATGTCACAGATGTCATGAGCCTGGATGTTATCTTCAAACTCTTCTCCAAGTTTTTCCATTGCCTCAGTGTAGGGTACTGCCGTGAGTGGTTGACCGCCCCTGCACCCATCAGGGAAACATGTAAAGCCTCTGAGCCTGTGAGAATACTTGGCCAGTGTCTGTGCAAAGTCTTCTACCTTGTCTTCATTGTTGTTCTCTGTATCCCATGCAGGTAGATTGATTGTACTGGAGATGGACATATCTACATACTCCTGTACGTTAGCCTGAAAACTCAGTCTTCGTTCATAGTCAGAAGCCAGATCCAGAGCCGACTCAATCTCCTGGGGTTTTGTACCATACAGATCGATCATCTCCTGTGCTGCACTATCCACTACATACTGGTAGTGCCACCGTCTGTTCTTGAGATACCTTCTTTTGTAGGCCACCGCAAAGATGGGTTCAATTCCAGTAGATGTTCCTCCCAGTATTCCAATGGTTCCTGTTGGTGCAACCGCCCTGACAGCAGCAGGTTTCGAAACTGATAGAAGTGAAGCAAAGTCTCTTGCTGTCTTGTCTGATTCTGCTTCATAGACCTTGAGCCATCTGTGTAGTTCCGGGGTTGTTTCGTATCTTCCTCCACGCTGGATGAGCCATTCATGTAGTCCCATAAGTCCAAGTCCAAGGCGTCTGTTCTTCTCCCTGACCTGAGATACTTTCTCATAAGGTAGCTGCGCTCTTAGAGTACCACATAATAGAAACTTGGTGGCCAGTGTGACAACTTCCCGCAACTGGTTAAGGTCATCAATACGAGCAAAGTTAAGACTGCCAAGATTACAGACATCACTATCATCTTCAGATGTAACCTCCGTGCAAGCGTTACGCAGTGTCTCATTTTCCTTCTCGAAGAAATTGAATGAGAAGCCGGGTTCAGCAGTTCTAAGAGCCTGACGTACATTAGTCCTGAAGACATCACCTATCTCTCCTGTTTCCCAATAGTTAAGTAACCATTCCGTATCGTAGTTAACTGATATGTTTGTCATGTCCAGAGGTGCAGGGAAGTTGAAGTCCTCCTGCTTGATATCAAAGAGTGTCTTGCCTGTGCTGCCTATGGGCATATCAAACCAGTTCTTTGCCTTTAGAAACTTGTCTATATCTGGATGCTTCCAGTTAAGGCTTGCATAGATGGCTGATCTTCTGGAGCCACCCTGCATTACATGGCGACCTATCTCATTGATCATCTGCATCTTTGGGATGGGACCACTACTGATACCACCTGTACCCTTCAGAGTCTGTCCTTCCTGCCTGTATGCAGAGTAGTCTATACCTATACCACCACCAGTCATGAGACATGATTCGGACTCCCATGAAAGCTTGGCCCAATCTTCTCTTGTGTCTGCTTCTGCCTTGAGGAGATAGCAGTTGTTAAAGAATTTCTTTTCCCTTCCTGCATAGTAGAGATACCTGCCACCCGGAATGAATCTCAGGTTGGATATGTGATCTATCAGTTCGTCCTTGTCATCCTTTACAAGATAATCCTGACACACATCGTTGACCAGAGTACACGCAAGCTCATGAAATGTTTCTGCTCCCTCATGAGAATACTTGGTATTGAATATGTCTTCGCTGAACTTGGATCGGAATTGTGGATTGCGGTTTGATTTAAACATTTAGTTCCCCTATTTATTATAGTAAAGTTCGAGTATCATCTGTGCATAATGTATGGCTTTCTCTACGTCATCCCTCCCTTCTCCTTTCTTGCGATGTCGGGTTATGTATTTTACTACGTTCCCTTCAAAGTAGTCAAGGTTGTTATGAAAGATATATTCTACTGGCTGGATACCACAATTCTTGTAGTGATGTCCACCTACCTGATAGTCCAGAGCATATGATCCATCGCTCTTTGCCGTATGGTAATTAACTGTTCCCAGTTTTTTACTATAGTTCTGATCTCCTGTATCTTCACAAGAGTGAGGTGATTCTTCTTCTGACTTCATTTACATCTCCTGATTTGGTAACATTGATGGCAAATGTTCTTATCATACCCGGCTCAATACCAGCCAAAGCACAGGTATCCTCAAAGTTCTCACAGGTAACACCAACAGAAGCAAAGACCCACGCATGGGCCTGACCTCTCTGCAACCTGATAGCACTGCTCTCTTTTTTTTCTTCAGGCTTTGTCATATCCAGCAGTGCCTGTAGGATAACAGCAAGATAAAGGCTTCTGTAAGGATCTTTACGTGTTACATCATAGAGGGTTTGAAAGTCCAGTTCAATCGTCAACAGGTTCCTGAACAGGTCTGTAGAACTTTCCACCTACATAGTTATTGTAGTAGGCTGGTTCGTCTGTTCCCTCCAGTGTAGATGTCAGCACATGATAGATCATCTGATAGTAACATTCATAGTATCTCAGACTTCTTTTGTTCTTATATTCACCAACAATCTGAAAGCGGAACTGCTTCTTGCCCAGCCTCTTGATCTCTTCATTGAGATGCTTGCTTGATCCGGTATATATCTTCCAGTTTGATTCAACCTTCTTCCCCTTTCTGGTAACAAAGTACTGCTTGCATCCTATGTAAGCCTTCTTTGTTTTCTTGTGAGTTATTCGATAGACAAAACCAAAATTACTTTTGATGTCAGGATTCTTTTTATATTCCCAATGCATTACCAGTTGACTACTTCTTCCACATCAGGTTCTTTCCCAACTCTAGTAAGATATCTCTTGCCCTTTGCATAGCTAAAGACACGTAACCCCCTACCCTGATTAGCATCAGACCAGCACTCCCGTTTATGGCTACAATAAACGCAGCCAACAGAAAGCTTATGGTTGCCAGACTTGCCATCAGGAACATCGGGATAGCACCTGTCAGGCATATTACCTTTAGTAACCATTCCCTTGAGGTGTTGTATCCTTCCTTTAGCATTGATCATATCCATGTGGTGTATTGGAGTAAGGCATATCTCTCCTGTTGATTTGTTGATTGCAAGAAATGCAGCACGATCAACACCATTGGCTTGAGCGTATGCTGATATCTGTGCTATGTATCCGAATGGATCATCCTCCGTGACCCTGTTATATTTAAACTTGTCAAACCCAGGACCACTAGCTGACTTGCAGTCAACCAGAACATCATCTATCATTGAGTCCTGATGTCCCTTGACACCCTCCAGAGTAACTTCCTTCTGTTGTTCCGAAACCTTGTGTCCTGAAATGGAAGAACACAGAAGAAGTAACTCCTCAAGAATATAACCATAAAGAAACTTGATCCTTGTGGAGGGTTTCAGTTCAGCATCAATCAGTGGTTTGTTAACGTCATACCATAGCTGCCTGTCTGGCTTGCCTATAGCAGACAACCTCAGATTGCCACGATCTCTGGGCTTTTCATATAGAAATTCCTTGATGTGTACCTTCAGCATCTCACCAAAAGTATCTATATGTTTATCCACTTCCTCTTCAGCCATATCAATAGGATCAAGAGTAAACAGATTGTATATGTCTTCTACTAATGTTTCTATCTGTTTCATTATAAATAATGGGGGAGCATCGAAACCGCAAACGACACTCCCCCTCTCCTGTCAGATGTTAAAAGGGTACTCGCTCTTCCTGCACATAACCACCTTCTACTGGTGCAAAATCACCACCCTCGTTGTACTCAATAAAGTCTACAACCTGTACTGCTGCGAGATCAGCAGACACACCTGACTTACCGGCATACTCCCATTTAAAGGGAACAGCTTTTACATTTACTGTACTACCATTGGCAATCAGCTTGCCGCCCCACAGATTGTTCTGTGAATCTTTCACAATAGGGGGTTGCCGCTGCGTACCATCCTTACGCAACACCTTACGCTTGATTGTTACAAAATCTCCTCTGTCATCCTCCTTATTGGAGATGTTAAGTCCTGCTCCTTCAATAGCGGAGCGATTGTCATCATTAACCTCGACCTGAATTGACCACACAGGTTCAAACTTGGTGTTGGGTTCGGTTACTGATGCATAGTGACACTTGCCGGTAATAAAAATAGGATCGTTCATTAGGTTCTCCTTTTAAATGCCGCACCATTACGGCCATGAATGGGGATCATTCCCCTGTCGTCTACTACTAACTAAACAACACATGTATTATAACATATAATAATACATATGTCAACTACTTAATGCGTTTCTGCCCAATTATTTCCAACTTTATAATCGGAATCAAGATCACACCTGAAACTGAATACCTTCTGTGTCTGATACATGGCATCCTTTGTAATCTGTGTGAACCTCTGGATGTCTGGACGTGCTACCTCGAACTGATACTCATCGTGTATTGATGCAACAAGTCGGACATCAAGACCAGCCTTGGTTATTCTTCGGTCCATCTCCACCAGCCACTGCTTGCAGATGATTGCACCTGCACCCTGCAAGAGAGTATTGAGTGCTGCATGTTCATACCTTATCTGTAGCCGCCTACCATCAAGACCCTTTATGTACCCTTTCTTGGCTGCTTCCTGTATGTTGGAGCGTAGTATACGCAATGATGGCATGTTTGTCAAGAACTTTTTAATAAGCTGTTGACCAGCACCTGCTCCTCTGCCTACTACCTTACCTATCTTTGCTGGTCCTGCACCATAAAGAAAAGCATAGATGAAAGTCTTGGCCTGATCTCTTGTCTTTAATCCTGCTGCCTTCTGATTGGCAGTATGTACATCACCAGTAAGAACCTCATTGGTAAACGAGGCATCATCCATATAGTGGGCAAGACACCTCAGTTCAAGACCAGATGCATCAGTGCCTACTAGCTGATGTGTCTCTGGATTGGATACTGTCCATAGTTCCCTGCACTCCTTGCCGTATGGACTGTAGCCTGCTGGTACCTGTGCCATGTTGGGACTATGATGTGCCATCCTACCTGTTACAGTACGAAGAGTAAGTACCTTGCCATGTACCCTGTCGTTCTCATCACACTCCTTTATCCATGCCTTGAGAAGTCCTGTCCGTTTCTGCAAGAGGAAATATCTGTTGAACATCTCAGCTTCTGGTATCTTTTTAATCTTGGACAGGACATCTTCATTAACAATAATATTATCCTTGTCAGTATACTTTGTAGGTTTCCAACCTAACTCCATGAGTCGTTCAGCTATCTGCTTGCGGCTTGCTATGTTGAATGGGATCTCCTTGACTTTTGTTTTCATCTGTAGTTTGACAGGAGGAAACGTCTGGTCAGCCCACTCCTCCAGCCTGTGCTGTTCGTCTTCCAGCTTTGCAAGAAGGAGTTGTCCCTTCATCAGGTCAAAAGCAAAACCATTCTCCTGTTGTTTATCAACAATTACCCTGACGTTTCTCTCCAGTTCGTAAGCTTTCGATGAAAAGTTTTTACCTTCTGTCTCAAGCTGAACAGCAAGCTTCCTTGTAAGTTGCGTATCACGCAGACAGTAGAGAAGCATGTCCTGACTATACTCTTTGAAATCATTAAAGTCTCCTTTGATAAAGCTTAATCTCTTGCCCCATGATTCAAGAGAATGTCCTCCATCACGAACAGGGTTGTACAATTGTGATTCAATAAGCGTATCCCTTACCTGTTCACGTTTTATTCTGGTATTGAGAAGTCGGTTGAGAACAGGTGCGTCAAAGCTTAACCCGTTGTGCATTATGAATTCGTCTACTCCTTTTGCCCACTCAGGAAATCTTTTACATCCATCCCCAACCCACTGCCATGTCTGACCTGTATAATAATTCTGTGCTACTATACAGTGTATCTTTGTTGCGTTGAGTGCGTCAGTCTCTATATCAACTACGGCTTTCATATGTCATATCCACTTCGTAAGCATCACCTACATTTACATGGAAAAACTTTTCACCTTTTCTTATGTTTCGATTGGAGGCTTCCTTAACTTCTGCTTCAAGCAGTGTGTTGCCGTCTATATGCCATGCCCTTGTACAATCATGATTGAATACAACGAAAGTCAGAAGGTCTTCCGGGCAGTCATCTTTCCACTTGTTAAG